GATTGCAAGTGTTACGGCGCTGGATTACACCGGTAATGCACTGACAGCAATTCCAATCAAGGCATCCTGTGAGATGTGTGGCGTATTCACCTCTATCACGCTCACCAGCGGCACCGTTATCGCGTACAAGATATGAGCTTCAAAGGCCACCAAGGCGGCGATGTTGACTACACGCTCGGCGGTGAGGTTATTACTGATACTGCCGCTCATACTGGTAGGTTTAACCATATTGATTTTTTTGAAAACACTCATATTGATACAATTATTAGCACTAACATGACTGGCAATACGTTAAACGGTGAGACATTCCCGGCAGGTTCTGAAATCCGTGGTGTATTCACTAGCATTAAATTGCAAAATGGCGCTTGCATCGCGTATAAGATATGAGCCTTTCAAGCCCGCTGCGTAAGGTCGCTAGCAAGTTAATGGCTAAGTTTGGCGGTGTGGCAACTATCCGCCGCATAACAGTAGGCGCATATGATCCCGCTACTGGCAGTGCAGCCGAAACTGCTGTTGATACCGCAGTGCGTGGTGTATTAGAAGATGTAAACATACGTGAAGTGAATGACCTAATCCAGGCTGGTGATAAGCGGTTAACGATTGCCGCAGCAGATGTTGCAAATGCACCAATCACAGCCGATAAAGTGCTAATTGCATCAGTAGTGCATCAAATAATCAAGGTTGCGACCACTGAGCAAGACAACACGGCGATAACCTATGAGTTAATCTTGAGGGCATAATGGCACGACGTATAGCCCTGTCTCAGATTGGTGACTACTCCAGAGATAAATACGAGAAGTTATTACGTGCAGTGGTATTTGAAACAGATAAGCAACTGAAAGAAGGCAGCCCAGTAGATACTGGTAGATTACGCCTTTCATGGTCAATTAGCGAAAACGATGCTCCTGGTTATGACCCTGGCCCGCAAACTACCGCTTCAGGCATTACACCACCGCGAAGGTTAAACTACGGCACTGAACGCGCAGGCAATGTTTACCACATCCATACAAATATAGAATATGCTTTGCCAGTGCTTTATGGCGAAAGTTTACCGCCATCATGGAACGGCACTTGGAGATCAAGAAATAATCAAATTGTGAAAGGTTATCCTGATTTGGTAGCTCGTAATATGACAGCATGGGCTAGGCGTGTGGCAGATCAAATCGGAAGGCAAGACTAATGGCGGCTGCTAACCTCAACACTATCCGCGCCACGATTGAGCAATTGCTGGCTAATGAATTTAATAGTTTATTTGATTCTATCCCTAGCATTGATGCAATTGTAAGCATTGATGATTCCAACGACCCAGGACTGCCAACTGTGTATCCAGTAGTTTTTAATAATGTGCCATATGCGCCGACACCTAACAGTACTTGGGTTCAATGCCAATTGAATTTTGGCAACAATAATTACCTCACGATGGGAGGCACTACCGGCGTTAGCAACAGCATCATCGGCATTATTTTGGTAAATATATTCACGCCAAAAGGCGCTGGCGCTGGCGCTAATTTTACGATTGGCAAGCGTGTTAGGGATGTCTATAATAGAAGCACGGTATCGGGAGTTATTTTCGATGCACCAACCGGCCCAGAGGTAATGGCACCGCCATCCCCCGAGGGGTATTTTCAAACACAGGTTCGTTTAACCTTTGAAACCTTCGAGGATCTTTAGCTATGGCCTTTTTTCGCGGTGAACAGGGATCTGTCAAATTTGACGATGCCGGTGTTTCTGCTGCTGCAATTACCTCTACCCGGTCATGGTCGATGACTGTAGAAAAAGACGTGCTTGAGACCACATCACTCGGCGCGACTTACAAAGCAAATGTTGGCGGCTTGATCGCAGGCTCTGGCACTGTTGAAGTGCTGTATACCGCGAGCAGTTCCGACGAAACTAATGTTTTCATTGAAGCGGCTAATACTGCAACTGATGCAGGCATTGCATCGTTTGAATTATTCCTAGATACAACCGGCACTAAAAAGATTACTTTTGTTGGTTTGATTACTTCTGCTGAATATTCAGCTACAGTTGGAGAACTTGAAGTTATCACTTGTAACTTTGTTACGAGTGGTGCCATCACTCTGAGCATTTAATCATGGCCTTTTTTCGCGGTGAACAGGGTACAGTCTTTTTTGATAAAGACTCCAGCGGCGGTATGCTTGAAATCGCTGCTGTGCGATCATGGTCGATGACTGTAGAAAAGGATGTACTTGAAACTACATCTCAAGGTGCAACCTATAAGGCTAATGTCGGCGGATTAATCGCAGGCACTGGCAGCATGGAAATAATGTATGACGCGCCTAGCGCCGGCGACAAGCTTGATCTAATCAAAGATATCAATACTGCAACCGATGAAGGTAACGCATCGGTAGAGCTTTATCTGGACGAATCAGGCGGTAAAAAAATTGTTGGTTTAATTGTTATTACTTCTACTGAATATAGTGCTACCGTAGGGGAGCTTGAAGTGGTGACCGTTAGCTTCACCATGAATGGATCTATCACCCTGAGCATCTGATAACAATGGCATCCACACCACGCACCGTTGATATTCTCACCGGTGCTTTTGATCTAAATCAACGGCGCCGGTTTGATGTAAAAAACAATGATGGCGCAAAAGTGCTATCTTTATTTTTTAAACCAATCACAAGAGCAGATCGTAAACGTGCAACTAACTTAGCAAATTCTGAAGAAGCACTAGAAGTTAGCACTCAAATGCTATGCCTTGTGGCTGAATTAGAAGATGGCACTAAAGCATTTGCTGCGGCAGATGCAGCTAAACTACAACGTGAATTGCCAGAAACTGTGCTTAATGATATAGAATTATTCCTGTTTGGTATAGGTGAAGCCGGAACGATTGAAGAAGCAAAAAAAGATTAGAGGCTGACAATTGGCTTTATTTTGAATTTTTCTTAGCTACGGAACTAGGAAAAACAATAAGCCAGTTGCGGCAGGAATTAACAGATGCAGAATTTATACATTTTGCAGCATATTACGAGCTAAAAGGCAAACGTGAGCGCGAAGAAATGGAAAAAGCAAAAAATCGCCGGTAGACTGTACACGTAGGGAGTCGCTGCTATGGCTGTTTCGGTTGTCGATATTCAGGTAAACAGCAGCGGTGCTGTCCGCAGCCTGCAACAGCTTAATGTAGCGGCTAAAGGAGTAACGTCAACGATCGGATCACTTGCGGCAGCACTTGGCGCTGGATTTGCATTACAGCAAGTAATACGAACAGCATCTGAATTTGAGTCAACATTAAGCGATATAGGCAAAACAGCAGGATCAAGCCAAAAAGATATCTCAAAGCTTGCGGATAGTCTTAAGCAATTATCAATGCCAAGCAGAACGAATTTAGCCCCGTCAGTATTAGCCAAAGGAGTACAAGATTTAGTAGCACAAGGTTTAAAATTAGATGATGCTGTTGCGTCAATAGAGACATTAGGTAAAGTTGCTGTTGCTACAAATTCAGAACTAACTGATGTAACCAAAACAGGGTTTCAATTACAAAGCGCATTAAAAATTAAACCAACTGAATTAAAAGCAACTTTTGATGCGTTGGCATTTGCAGGTAAAGCAGGTGCATTTGAGCTAAAAGACATGGCTCAATTCATGCCAACGATTGCATCGGCAGCAGCATCCCTAGGCATCCAAGGCAAGGATGGAGCGGTTGCGCTTGCGTCAATGATGCAAATGGTGCGCAAAGATGCGCCAGGCGCTGCTGAAGCCTCAACACGGCTAACAGACGCCTTGCTTAAAATGACAGCGCCAGAATCTGTTAAAAACTTTAAAAAGTTTGGCGTAGATATTGAAGCAGTTTTAAAAAATGCTGTAAAAAATGGCGTTAACCCAATGGATGCAGCAATAAAAGAATTAATACGTGTTACAGGTAATGATCCGTTTAAGCTATCTCAAATATTTGGCGATAAAGAAGCTAAATTAGCTTTGATGTCATTAATGAAATATAAAGACGAATATGAGAAACTAAAAGCATTAGCGGGCGGCACTGCGGCATCAGGAACAATCCAAGCTGACTTTGATAAATCTTTAAAAACGTTTGACCAGCAATTCAAAAGTTTAACAAATGCAGGTGAGATATTAGCATTAAGCTTAGGCAACACATTGATGCCTGTACTCACTGCATTAATAAAAGAAATTACCCCAATTGTAAGTGGCATTAGCAACTTAGTGCAAGGCATGGGGCAGATACCGAAGCCAGTAATTGATGCTGCAATCCAAGTCGGCAAGTTAATATTACAAGTGACTTTAGTTAGCAAAGCAATAGGGATTGCGACAGGAGCAGCCGCATTGCTAAGAGGTGCATTTGTTTTGTTAAATACACAAGTATTACTGTCGGCATCGGCTGCTATGACAGGAAATGCAAAAATGCTACTTCTTGCTGGTGGGATGAATACAGCGGCATCAAGAGCAGCAATTTTAAGAGGTGTGCTAACAGGACTAGCAGTAATCGGTATTATCACTGTTGGGATCAATTTAGTTACCACAGGATTGGGCGAATTTATTGCAGCGCAAAACGAGATCAATAGATTAAGAGGTTTGCGCCAAGGGGGCGGTGTCCAATTGGTTGGCGGCCCAACTCAAACACGCGAAAATGTAATCAAAAAACAGGAAACAGCAAAACAAACAATAGTTCAAACAACACAACAAAAGAAAGAAGCACAGAAATTTGATCCGATTAGTTTTTTCTTGGGCGGATTAGCGCCTTTAGTTGGAGGCAAATCGCAAATTCAAAAAACAGATGCGTTTAGAATAGCAAACGAAAAACAACTTAATGCTCAAGCAATACTAGGATTAAGCCCATCAGCGTTTGCACCAGCTAAACCTGTCAAGCCAGAGGTGCCAATCACTACAGGCGGTGGTGGCGTCACGCCAGAAGGCGGCGGTGGTAAAGAGCCTACAGAAAAGAAAGTAAAAGCGTTGAAAGAAATTGTTGATATTAGCAAACAAGAGGCAACGCTCCAATCGCAACTTATTCTTTACACAGCTCAAGAAGATAAATATGCGCAAGCATTATTGACGAAAGAGCTTGCAATATATGAAGCTAAAAATTCGCAACTTGGCGCTAATACAAAAAAAGTCGCAATGTTTAAGGCCGAAGTTGATTACACTAAAACGATTAATGATTTAGAAAAAGAAAAGACAGATAAATTAAAATCACAAAATGAACTTAATTTGCAAAAAATGCAGCCTCTACAAGATGAACTTGACATTATGC